TCATCGAAAGGAAGCCACATGGCTCTGAATGACTTTGCTGTTGTCCGCCCCAATTCCAAGAACGGTGGCGTTGATCCGCTGGAACTCGCCATTGAGGAATTCACTGGTGTTGTCGAAGGCACCATTGCCCGCAAGTCCGTCCTGAAGGGTATGATCCCCGTCAAGCCGGTCAAGGGCACCGCTACCCTGTCCAACTACGCTGTTGGTGAATCGACCCTGCAAAAGCTGGGCAACGACGGCACCACGCTGGATGGCACCTCCAACGACTTCTCGAAGATCACCGTGACGGTGGATACCGTGGTCGCTGCCCGCGCCACGCTGCCTCTGCTCGATGTCTTCCAGACCAACTTCGATGCCCGCAAGGAAATCGGTGTTGAGCATGGCAAGAAGATCGCCAAGTTCTACGACCAGTCCTTCTTCATCCAAGCGATCAAGGCTGCGCAACTGGCCTCCAGCCCGTACGGCAGCGATGGTCACTACGGCGGCTCGACCAAGACCCTCTCGGCCTCGGGCGACAAGAGCGACCCGGCCAAGCTGTACTCGGCCATCGCCGACCTCTTCACCACGATGGAAGGCAAGGACGTTGAGCCCGGCACCGATGACATCATACTGGCGTTCAAGCCCGAGCAGTTCTACACCCTGCTGCAAGCCGAGCAGATCGTCAATGGCGAGTACGTCACTGCCGAGGGCACCAGCATCAAGGGCATGATCTTCAAGGCGTTCGGTTGCCCGGCCATTCGGTCCAACAACCTGCCTGCCGAGACCACCATTTCCAGCCACCTGCTGTCGAACGCCTCGAACAGCAACGCCTACGACGGCGACTTCACCAAGGTTCTAGCCGTGGCCTTCAGCCCGCGTGCCCTGCTCGCTGGCGAGACCCTCCCGCTGCAAACCAAGGTCTTCTTCGACGACGTGTCGAAGCTGTGGTTCGTCGATGCGTGGCTGTCCTACGCCGTGACCCCGAACCGCCCCGAGTACGCCGGCGCGATCCTGCTGCCGTAAGCAACCCAACTAGCCCCTGCCAGAAATGGTGGGGGCTTTTTCCGCTTTTGGAGCCGCTAAATGACTGAACTAGATGCCTACAACATGATGTTGGCAACCCTCGGTGAGCTTCCTCTGGAGTCCATCGACGCGGATCACGGCACGCTACCTGCGGCTGTGCAACAACTCAAGAACACTCGCCGCGCTGTGCTCGGTAGGGGGTGGTGGTTCAACCGCGAGGTTGTCACCCTGACTCCTGATCCCGACACGGGGCGCATTACTGTACCACAAGACACGCTGTCTATCATACCTACCGCCCAGACGCGCAAGCTGGCGCAGCGGGGTAGCCAGTTGTACGACCCCGTGAATGCAACCTTTGACATCGGGGAATCCGTGCAGGTTGATGTCACGCTTGACATTGAGTTCGATGATCTGCCTGAGAACGCAAAGTCCTACATCGCAGCGAAGGCTGTGGAGCAGTTCAACAAGGACAACGAGGGCGATACGATCAAACTGCGCGAGGCCCAGAATACTGTACGCGAGACGTACGTGCTTCTCAGCGCCGAGGACATTCGGCAGTCGCGGGTGAATCTCTTCAACCGCACCAGCACGGCTGTGCGCATCAACCGCATAGTTGGTACGTCGAACCGCATCTACTCCCGATAGGAGGGACAATGCTTATATCGAAGAGCTACGAGTCGATCACTCGTGGTGTGAGTGAGCAAGTTCCCCACGAGCGCAAGCCGGGGCAGAACACAGCCCAACTCAACATGATTTCCGACCCGGTGCGCGGCATTGCCCGCAGGCACGGATCAATCGCACAGGATGAGCAGAGCTTCGCCGACTACACGTCGGAAGCCTACGCGGCCACTCTGGAGGATGTGCGCCAGTTCCGCACGTTCTCATTCTTCATCGACGGTAACGAGTACGTGCTGATCGCTCGTACCAAGACCAAGCCTGCGCTATCCGCTGCTCCTGTGTGCTGGTGCTTCAACAAAGAGACCGGCGAATTCATCAACGTGCAGCTTGCCACATCTGACTCTGTACTCGATTCGCTGGCCGCTGGTGGCGTAAGTGCATTCGCCAACACTGGCCGCTTCATCTTCATTGCTGGGCATGACATTGTACCTACGTTGGTTGAGACCGATGTGCATGGGGCCACGGCCAATAGGCAGCGCATGGCTGTATGGGTACGTGGTGGTGCGTACAGCCGAACCTTCACCGTGACGCTGAAGATGGCCGACACCTCGACCAAGGTGCTGACGTACAAAACGAAGGCGTCTTCGTACCCCGGTGTGCTGGATACCAGTGACATTCTCACTGCTGATCCCGACTACCAGAAGAAGGTGAATGACCGCACCAGCGACTACAACACTGCATCGACGCAGTGGATCGGTGAGGCAGCAGAGGACATCCAGCCCGACAACATCGCCCAGAAGCTGTTGGACGCGGCGGTGGTGCAGGGTCTGACTGGGCAGCGGATCGGCTCGCATATCCTGTTTGACTACGACCAGAACATTTTCGAAGTCTCCGTCGATGACGGCGGTGATGGCACGCTACTGCGCGGTGTTGGCTCTGAGGTATCTGCTGCTGACCTCGTAAGCACTGTGCATTATGTCGGCAAGGTTGTGAAGGTACGCCCGAAGAGCAACAACGGGTCTGACGCATTCTACCTGAAGGCTTACCCGAAGATCGACGGTAGCACTGGCTGGGCCGAAGTGGTGTGGCGTGAGTGCGCTGGCTACGAAATGCGCCCGAGCGGTGTGTTCGTGTATGGGTCCATCGAAGGCGGTACGCTGTACCTCGCTGGGAGCGCCGCTGGCCTTCAGGCAATGACCCTCGTTGAGAACCCTGAGTTTCAGGCCAACGCTGTCGGGGACAAGACCAGTGCCCCGCCGCCAAAGTTCATCGGCAAGAAGATCACCTACATGGGCATGATGCAAGATCGCCTCGTGATCGTGTCGAACGCCGTAGTGTTCATGTCGCGCCCCGGCGACTACCTCAACTTCTTCCAGCAATCCGTGCTCACGGTAGCTGATGATGACCCCATTGAAATGTTTGCACGCGGGTCTGAGGATGACATCATCACAGCCGGCGCTATCTACGATAAGAGCCTGTTCCTGTTTGGTAAGCTCAAGCAGTATGCTGTGCCGGGCAAATCAACTCTGACCCCGAAGTCACATGGCATCAGTGCCGTGGGTGCCTTCGAGGACGGGACCGATGCGTACCCTGCCTCGTCAGGCAACTTCATGTTCTACGCCAAGCCGCGCAATCGGCAGGCGCGCATACCGAGTAGCTCGCTGTACCAACTACAACTGGGCATCGTCGCTGACAGCCCGGAGAGCTATGACCTGAGCCAGCAGCTTGACAAGTTCCTGCTTGGGCTCCCTGTCGAGATTGTCGCAGTGACGGTGAAGCCGCCAACGATCTTCTTCAGGACTACTGGCGAAGACAACGCGCTGTACCTGTACCGCTACATCGACAACGCCGGCAACACCGAGCGGCTGTGGGATTCGTGGCAGAAGTGGCAGTGGCATGCCGAGGTCGGTACGTGCTGTGGTATCACAGACCACGACGGCGATTTGCTCGCCTTCACTGTGCGCCACGGAGAAGACCCCGACACCAACCTGCGTATGTGGGTTGCGTGCGACAGGTTCTCCCTCGACACCTCACTGTCGGACTATCCGTATGCCGATAGCCTGCGCAGCCTTGAAGGCTTCCACACCCCGGTGGCGGATGCGTGGCTGCACATCGACAATCCCGGCACGCTGACCGACGTAATCGCAGCGTTCAGTGCAGATGTTCCGGAGTTCCTAATCGGGACCACTGGAGAGCGCATGGCAGAGTTTCTTGCTGCCTACGGTGTTGAGCGCCGGGCAGACATGCTCGTAGGTATGCCATATGACGCCTACGTAGTGCCAACCAACCCTGTGCTGAAGAGCTACAATAACAACCCGATACTCGATGGACGATTGACTGTCGGAAACATGCTCGTTGCCCTTACCGATAGCTGTGGGTGTGAAGTACAGATCACCGCGCACGGCAAGACGGTTACGGCGTACAAGGGAGAAGGCAGGCGCACTGGACACTCCAGTCTAGGAGAGCAGCCGGTTGTCAGTGAAAAGATCAAAGCGGGTGTTGGGCGAGAGACTGGTGCTTATACCATGAAGGTAAAGGCGAACAGGTGGTTGCCCCTCACTATCTCGGCGATGTCGTACCGAGGTCAATACTTCAGTAATGCTAGGAGGATTTAATGGACCCATGGACGATGGCTTTATTTGGCATGCAGCTTCTGTCCGGAGCCTCTGCCTCTGCTTCACGCAAAGCTCAGATCGAGGCACAGTCCATCATCGACCGTGCCAATGCTGATGCCGCCAACGTAACACGCAAGGCGAACAACGAAGTATCCGCTGCCACTACCAGCTTGCAGAACTACGCCCGCTCTCTGAACAACAAGAGGGCAGGCGCTGCTGCTGGGGCTCGGATTGATGCTATCAAGATCAATGCTGGGCGTGCCATGGACAAGCTGACTCAGACCGGAGTAGCGCATGACGTGCAGTCCGTCGAGCAGTTTGGGCAGGTTGTGGCCGCTGCTGCCGCTGCCGGCGTCAGTGGTGGTAGTATCGACGCTGTACGCAGGGCAATGGCACTACGCCGTGGCATCCAGCAGGAGCAACTTTCACGCGCCACCAAGCAGACACAGTTCGACTTCGAGTCCCAGCAGAGCGCCGCTATCAGCGACCTCGTTGGCTCTGTTGATATTGCGACCTCGATGGCGTCAATGGACTACGGGGTATCGCAACCTCCGGTGCGCTTCATGTCCAGCATGGGGCAGGACTTGCTCAATACCCTACCCAAGTTGGACTGGCGCGATCTGCGCGACGGTCTGTACTCACAGCCCAAGGGCTTGCAGGCCGGCAGTATGTCTGGTAATGGCTCCGTGCAAGGCAACACCGACTACTTTTATGACCTATAGGAGGCACTATGGCGAATACGATTGCGCCTGAGACGTTCGCAGTAGCCCCGCTGGTGCCACCCACCACAACCCCGGATACGGGCTTCAGGGCGGTTTCAGCAGGGGTGGAAGGGGTACGCCTAGCCCAAGCCCCGAGAGCGGCAGGAATCGACTTCTCGACGGTCTCTGATCGCTCCACGTTGAACTCCCTGATGTCCCTCGGCGTAGCTGCCTTGAAGCCCAAGGTGGAACAAGAGCGCATGCGTCAGATGGGTGAGGGTGCCATCGCCGCGATCCAAGGGCAGACCGCCAAGGAACTCGCTGAGGGCGATGCCCTGATGGGTGTATTTGGCGACCCGGTGGCTGTGGCCGCTGCACGTCAAGTTGAGAAGGTGACGCAGCTTGACCGAGCCATGCAGGAAGTGCAGGACGGTATGGAGCAGTGGCGTACCAAGTCGCCCGAGGCATTCCGCAAGGAACTCCCCGAACTGATGAAGCGCCACCTGACCGGAGACCCGCTGTCGGACTCCCTGATTTCCCGTGCCTTCGTCGAGAAGGTGCCAGCCCTAACCGACTTGCATACCCGTGCCCATATCTCGTACGTGAATCAGCGAGCGCAAGATGCGTTCTTCGACAGCGCGGTAGCCTCTGG